TTGAACTTGATCTGCTTTGGCCTTCTGATTACGCGTCGATTACCTGACGGCGTTATGACGGCCTTAGAGCCCTTGAGGGTGATCTTGAGATTTTTATAAGTCGAATGGAAAAACAGCGCCATTTTGCCACCTCCGAATTGTTAAAACAGGACGGAGGACGCGACCAACGCCCCCCGCCCGGATTAAGAAAGACGAAAGGGCTCAGACGGTGAAATTCTTGATGATACCGTGTGAAGTATCATCGATGAACTTCAGCCCGACCTCAGCCTTGAGCTCGTGCATTGTCTCGTCGTCCTTCCGATCTTCAACATGCCGTCTCAGCATGACGTTCCGGAAGGCCTTGTACTTGAGATTGTTCAAGTCAAGGAGAATCCCGTAGGATCCATATGTGTTTCCCTTCAGAAGCCGATGCATGAGCAGCTGGACCGTTCCGAACGGCGTCTCGTATACGTGGATCTTCATACCGAAGGTCCGTTCGCTCTGCTCGACGCGCAGCTTGTCTTGAGCCCATCCGGTGATGGCCTGCATCAGATCCGGAGAAGCCAGGCAGAGACGGGTATCCGTATCGCCGTTCTCGAACACATCTTTAACCCATCCCTCGAACACATCCGAGTCCAGGGTTGTACCGCCATTGTCCGTGACGTTGGTTGTGATCCACTGGATCAAACCGCCCGTCTGACGCATCGGCTTTCCGTTCGTCCCGGTCGTGATATTCCTCTTTCCGAAGAAGAAGGAATATTCCATGTCCCGGGCAAACTCTTCCTCGCCCTTCTGAGTCTGGTAACTGTCGTCCTCCCCGCCGCGCAGCTTTGAAAGCCGCTCGGTTTCGGTCATGTTGATCGTCTTTTTGTAAATACCGCAGTAGTTGTACTTGCTCTCTACCTGGGTACTTACCGGGTTGGCGACGGTTGCGCCTTCCTCAAAGGTCGTGCCGATGTTGATCGCCTCCGCGTTATCCAGGATCGCCGAGCCTGCACCGACACCGCCGTAATTCCGGATGACGGTAGCCTGATTCAGACTGTAGCTCACGGACGAAACGTAGACGTTTTCCCCGGTCGCCCCCAAATGAAGCACAACACCGGCGACGATGCTTGTCACATCGTCAAAGGTGATTGTGGTTTCGCTGCCGAGCGGGAGAGCCCCGTTAACGGTCAGCGTATCAGGGAGAAGCTCATCCTCGAAGTGGTTGAACTTCGGGTTTGTCGCTTCCTCGTGACCGAGTTTGCTCAGCAGGAGGGCCAAGGGATTCTGATTGACTCGACGCATGTGAATACCGGTCCAATCAAAATCTCGACGATCTTGCTGAATATTAAGGGTGTCACGGCTTTCGTTATAGATATTAACCATCTTTAAGCTCCTCTATGTTACCGCACGCCGAAGAAATTCTTCTGCGTACGATCCTGTTGTTCTTTTCCAAACAGGGCTCTTTCGAGGAGTTGAGAGGCGTTTTGATCTGATACCGTTTTGTCCGGTAACGCCGCGTTGCCGCCGCTCACATCAACCTGGGCTCGACGTTTCATTTCGAGCATGTCAGCGTTCGTTACCCTTGCATTTTGCGGAACTCGACTGTTTCCCGCCATCGCCGCCTGATCCGATTGGGATCTCGGGGGATGCGGAATGACAAGTCTGCAAAGGTCCAGAAGCTTGACATTTGCATATCCAGGCTGGCTTGCCTTCGCAATCAGCTGATCGTAAAATTGCATATAGTCCGGATATTCATCCTCGACTCTCGCAAGCTCGCGATCAAAGGTCATTTCCTGGAGCCGATTGTTTATCGGCTGTGCCAACTGAGCGCCTCGAAGCTGCATGAGACGATCAAAGGCTTCAGCCGCTTTTGGCCCGACCTCTTCGGAAATGGTTTCGACAATGGACTTGATCTCGTCGTCAACCGAGGGCTGCTGTGGCGCTCGGTTCGCGATGATCTGATCCTTTCCTTTCTGCTGACGCGTCGCGTCAAGCTGTCTCTGCGATTCGTTTACACGAGATTCGAGATCGAGGATATAATTCTCGACCTCTTCATTCGTTGTAAACTTCGAGAGAACACTCTCGGGTTGCCCTGGCGGTGGATCTCCTTGTCCACCTTCGCCTCCCGCGTTGCCTTGAGGCGGTCCATCCACAACCGTCTGAGTCGGATCTTGTCCTGTCGGCTCTCCTGCACCCTCATCGGGCTCCGGTACACCGAAAAAATTATTACCAGGCATTATCATCCTCCTCGCCGGATTCTCGTATCTCCTTGACCGTCAAAAGATACTCTTTATAGCCAAGCGCAATCCCGGTCAGCGTATCATGGATACGGTCAACTGCCCGTGAAAGCGCGAACACTTTCGGATATTCATTCTCTGACAGCGGTTCAACGCCGTCAAAGGCCTGATTCCGGTTAAATTCCTGTATGCCCTCCAGGGTTTTCTGGAATATAGGCCAAAACTCAGACTCAACGATCGAGGCGATCGCCTCGGCATCCTCCAGATCGAGCCCCATAAGCGCTAACGTCTGGAGATAATCCTGGCGCTCGATGACCTCTTCGGCAAGCACCGGATCGTCAAGCGGCATTTACGCCTCCTTTTGTAACACCAGCCTGTCCGATAGCCTGACCGAGCGCGAGCTGTTGCGGATTCGCTGCTGCTGCCGGTCCTGGGATCTGAGCGGCCTGTTGCTGCTGGACGAGCTGCTGAGCCTGAGACTGATAGAAAAGCTCAAGATGCTGCGAAATGTGATCTTCAAGGTTGATTTTCGTATCCTGCGGGAGACTCGGATAGTCATAGAGCTGCACATGCGCCGGGAGATGTTTCGTATGATCCTCACCCGGCAATACGATGATCCGTTGACCATACATGAGCATCCGCTTGTTTTCGTCGTACGGATCCCGGAAATGACCTGGCATCGGTATCGGATGCTTCCGCATGAATCGTTCTGTTCCGCGGATATTCGAGCGCTCCAGGAAGATCTTGACAACTTCCCGCGGCTCCAATTCGTTGAAAAGCGGAGGGATCTGTCCGAGCACCTGGACACCGTTGACGAACTGCTGAAAATCGATCAGGCGGTTTCCAAGATAGCCGCCGAGCGTGAAATCGAACTCGTATTCGTCGTTGTAAAGCTGTGCCGAGGACCACCGATACCATTCTCCGGTTTCTCCCTGTACCTGGATTACCCGGTTTGGATCCTGGAATTGCTTGTTGAGGATATAGCGATCGCGATATTGACGGCCCAACTCGACTTGAGCGACTTGAGCTTTCAGGTCGATCCGAAAACTCGCCCCTTGGGTACGGACAGAAACTTCCGTTGCTGTCGTATTGCTCTTAGTGCCCTCGCCGCGGCCGACTTCCGGATCGCCGTTGATATCGTCCATCTTCCGGATCGCCCGATCTTCTTCGATATACGCGTCAGCTGTTACGTTATTCGCCTCGAACCACTTCAGCTGATTGACATCGCGTACCTGATGAATACCGCCAGGTGTAAAAGTCAAACGACGCTGCTTGAGGCCAGCGCCGAATCCTGCGAAGATCTGTTTGTGGACGATCCTGTGGACATTATCGAGCCTCTGGTTAAGGTGAGTATTTGCCTCATCTTCGAGATCCAGAACCGGCTCCATGCATCCCATTCCGACAAAAGAATCGTCAACGATCGTGCTGCGATAGAGATAAACCGGAAGGATGCCTGTGTCAAATGGATTGTCTCGATATCTGATCAGCTGATTCTCGCCAACAGCCATCAGATATTTGCCGTCCCAACGCTCGATAACGCGAACCATATTCTCGCCAGTATCGACAAACCTGGTCTGATTCGTTCGCTGCATCTCCCCTTCTTCACCGTAAAGCCCGTCCCTCATGCCGACGAGCTTATCCGTATTTTGGTATAAAGGGCTGTCCTGTAGATAACTGAGAGGCTTGAAATATTCTCGGTAAAAGTATCGAAAGTCCTCGAATGGATCTGTCGCGTCCGGGTTCCACCAGAAATGACGAACGTCAACGAACGTGTTAATAGCCCAATCCTTGATGATTTCATTATCACTCTCGATCCTGGCAACACCGATTACCCTCCCCCTGTTGTCATACATCGGCTCTCTGCTTACTTTCGGACCTTCCTCGAACGCCCAGGACAGCAGCATAGGAGACAATCCGAGGCGTTCTCCCTGCTTTATCCAGCGTGTTACAAGCGTCAAAGCCTGCTGTTTCTGCGTGAAGCCATATCGGAGATCCTGCTGGATCGCCCGGGCCTTATATTCGGCCCATTCTGAATTTTGATCGTTCGGCCTTACCGAGACGGGAGGATCAAATCCAAGGACGGATGGAACGATTTTGGAAGTCTGGCTTTCGACTTGTTTGTAGGCGTGGCGAACCTTCAGGTTCGATCGCCAGCCTTTTTCGAGGTCCGTTGCTCGCAGCTGTTTCTTGACGCCGTAGTACGATTTATCACATTGTTTCCACATGTAGTCATAATACCCGGCTCGAAAATTCCTGCAAGCGGTGAACTGTCGATTGAAGCGGCCAACGAGCTCTCGCTCGAAATCTTCTCTTGTGCGGTATGCTATTTTTCCGAAAGGCGTGTCAGTATAGCGGAGTCGGCTCTGGAGCTTTTCATCTTCCATGAAGGCCGATACCCGGTTCTGGAACAGATTTGCTGTCGGAATCTGTAATCCCATGAGGCCCTCCCGCTGGAATATGGTGTTTATTACCAGAATCGGAGGGAAGAATAACTCCAAAATGGAATGGTGTCAAGAAAAAAACACACGGCAGGCGTTCCAAAATGGAACGGCTTGAGGTATGCTACGTCATAACATTGTTAATAACAGCAAAATAAATTTTGTTTACCATTTGGTAATTTTTTTTTACTATTCAAACTTAATTTGGGAATTGACTGTCTCATTGACAAACTTTATTCCCATTCGTTTAAGTGCAGGCCACACAAATCCTTTGAGATAGTTACCGATCTCCTCGTAGTAATTATCCCATTTTGTTTGTATGGTGGCATCGATGTACTTGCCGGTGAGAGCGACGCCGCGGAGTCTTATCTCCTTCGGTCTTAACGCTGTCGCGATCGAGATAGCGGTGATGATCGTATACTTACGCTGATCGAGAATAATAGGCTGATCGAGCGTTGCTTTGAATACCTGGCCGAGCGGCCTATGATCGTAGATCCGGATACAATCCTCGCGGCATACCTTTTTGAGCTTCTTGAAACGATGGTCGAGACAGTATCGTTTCCAGATGAATTTATAGGTATGCGGAGATGTGTCTCCATGCATCCAGAAAAAGAACTTGAATGATTCGTCGAGCGTTACCCAATATGTCAGCTCCGAGCCGACCTGTTCGGCGCGAAGATATGATTGATTGACACCGATCGTGATATTGTCGTCGAAGAACTTTTTATCTAGGCGCCTGAGATCCTCGGATGTCCCGAGAACATAGATCGTCTCTGCCCGTGGATATTCAGTAGTTTGTTGAGCCCTCAAAGAGCGGGTCATAATCATCTTCCTCCTCTTCCTCGTCTGACGGATTGATCGGAAATTCTCCTATGAAATGCTGCTGAGCCAGGGCATCAAGGATGTCGTCATCCTCGTCGCGTTTGAATCCCGTATAGTCTCTCGCCTGCTCCTCCAGCTCGAAATGCTCGTCCTTCTTTATGAAAAGACCTTCTCGCCTCCCGTATGGCTCAAGCATAGCGATTCTCTGGTATTTGCTTACGCGTGTTGTCGGAATGAATTTATCGACCGGAGCCGATCCGAGTCCATGTTTTGTAAGCTCATTGAGAAGCAGGGTCCAGAATCCTTCGTCTTTGACGATCTCGACCGTGAGACGAAGAGGCCGGATCTCCACGAGCTCCGTTACGATCAACTCGACAAGGCTTTCCGGTCTGAGCTTCAAAGCCGTGAACCGAAATACGTAGACATCGCCGTAGATGCTGTCCTGTTTCACCGGCGTCCAGTAACATGTCATAACAACACTTTTGTTTGAATAGCTTTCTGTCGTTCCGGCCGGATCGACCGTTGTATAGAAAACGCCGTTCGGAGGCAGCGCATCGTAATACTTGAAAAAACCGATCGGGAAGAGTTTTTCCTTCCTGGCGATCGGCTCGTTATAATACTGGCATGTGTAGATATAATCGTCGTTGATTATCTTCTTGCGACGCTTCAATTCCTCTTCATTGAATTTTTGCGGAAAGATGAAAACTTCCTTTCCGTTCTCATTTTTTTCCTTGACCTGGCGCCTGGAAACATAGAAGAGTTTCGAGTCGATGATTTCCCTGTATGTGTCGTGATAATCCCATCGAGTACCAACAACGAGAGTCTCTCCTCCTGGTTCGAGGATCGGCACGAGGAGGCGAAATCGCCTCTTGTTCTTCTCCCGCTGATCGTGAGTCTTTGAATTTTCCTCATTGACGATATCCTCGCATATGATCTTTTCGTAATGCTCGCCGACGACATTGACATCGATCCCGACAGCTCGCATCGTTCCCTCTGGAACTATATTCTGCCTATTGACAATGAAGTTATCTTTCTTCCATCTTGTCTGAGAAAGATCCTCCGGGCGAACGTGCGGCCAGAAAAAGTTGAACTTTTCATTGACGAGAATGTTATCTGCGATTACTTTGAGCCAACCTTCGGCAACATCCTGAGTCGCGCTTGAGAGAAGGATTCGGATTGCGACGTTTTCCGCTATGTCGCGAAGAGATCCTCCGATGGTAAGGAGGGATGTTTTAAGATGTCCACGCGGCCAGAGGTACAGCGCCCCTCTTACTCTTTTTCTGCGGTTCTCATCGACAATAGAAAGCTCGCGTCGATGGAATAGGTTATCGATATCTCGATAACCCATGATCTCCCAATTAAATTTCCACAGGGATCCGAGAAAGATTCGCCGCAGGCGATCTTTCTTCTTTGACTGCATCCCGACATTAGGAGCTTTTTTTCCCATCGAATATCTTTCTGGCTTTGTGGAGATTCTTGATCTTGGAATGGAAAAAGCGGCCGATCGATTGCGAGAACATCAGCTGCTTGTGTTTTTCCTCTTCGACATCCTCGTAATGCCATATGGCGCCATTCTTGAACTCGATCTCAAGGATCTTCGATGTTGGCTCGTATCCGACAGCTTTTATCACTTCGGATGTGACCGGCACTCTGGGGTTATCAGTTTTTTCCTGGGGTGTCATTTTCTCCTCCTATCTTAGGCATCATTTTGACCTGTACTCCGAAAAGGGCCAGAAGCGTAACGAGACGACCGAAGATAATATCGTCCATGGCTTCGATTAGTTTTTTGTTCGCTTTGATATCGAGGAGAAGGCTTCGGCAGGCATCGAAGCGATCGTTCGCTGTCCTCAAGGCATGATCCGTCTGTTTCAGATTGTGAAGGATATACCCGTAATCCTCCCACTCCTTATCACTAAAGCTCAATGTTCTCTTGATCTTCTGTCGATTGCTCATCCTGCTCTTCCTCCAGGCCATCCTCGATCTCTTGGCTTATCTCGATATCGTCCGGGAGATCCTCCGGAGAATATCGTCGATTTCCCCGCTTGCGCTCTTTCTCAATGCGATGTTTTTTTGCCTCCTCCTGCGCTTTCATTTTTGCGACTTTCAGTTTGTGCTCCATGGCGTGTACGGCCTTTGCCTCATCAGTCTTATCGAGCTTAATAAGGCACTCCATAAACTTCGCGTAGTCGGCTGCGTTCTTTGCCTCATGCAGCTTCACATTCAAATCCATCATTCTGAATATGACAGAGCTGTACGGAAGATCCGACAACTCCCATTGAGCAAGGCGCTTTTTGAGGACTTTCATAACCTTTTTCCGGTATTTTTCCTCGTAAAGATCCTGCTGATGTCCGATCCGATCGATCTTCTTTCTGAGCTGAGAAACGACAAGCTGAGATCCGGAGAAACGTCCGAGAAGATCGACATACTTTTCGAGAATCTCTTCAAGGGGCAGCTTCCGGAGGGATTTCTTAACATGCTCGAATGGAGCCCTGTTATTCTTTCGAGAATCCTGATTCTTATCGATTTCGATTTCGCGTTCGACTTCTTTATCTGTTATGGTCGTCCCAAATATTCCCTTTGCCATTATTCACCCATTTCAAGATTATACTGCTCGACAGGGATATGATACTCCTCGTTGCATCTCTGGCATTTGAAGTCAAGCCATGAATCGTCCCGCGGAATTTCAGAATAAGCCCTCTGAATAACCTGTTTACATATCTTGCATTTGTATGTTATGATGACCATCTTAAAACCCTTGTAAAAGCCCTCGACCGGGCAAAAGGATGAAGAGCACGAGGCTCTCTGGGGGAAGTCGAAAATCCCGGCCGAGGGAGGAAGTCATTCCTTGATCGTTGCAATATGCCAGCTCCTCGCGTCGATGACATCCGGATTTTTCTCGCAAACAGGACAACGCAACCGGCGTGTCAACATGGCGCGATCGCCGCCGTTCGATTCGTATTTCTTCCGGATATCCGGATCACACTTGACGCACTTCCAGACAATCTCATCTTCATATAGAATCCGCATACAATGCTCCTGACCGTCTTTAATCTTCAATGTTTTGGTTATCGTATCGCATACCTTGCACTTGAAGATTATATACTCACCGTCTCGATAAGTAAAGATATCCTTTGGCCTGTGGATGCATTGTTCGCGTCTTATTTTTTCTTCGGGATCCAAAACTCCTCCTCGTCCGGTTCAAAGTTAAGCGTGCTGCTGTGAAAGGTAACGCCGTGCAATTCCAGATCCTTGACCGTGTAACTCTTCCAGATCCGGTGTATATTGTCGTAAACGTGCTGTCCGTTGTTCGGACAACCCTCGTATCTGTTGTACAGGCCGTTCGGCCATGGCTTCAGGTTGATTCCGATACCGAGTATCTTCTTGCATCCGCGGCAGATCAGATAATGCAGCGCCGAAAACATCGATACCCCGTTCTTGACGAGGAACGGTGGAAAATCGTTCATCTCCATGAAGAGCGACTCCGGGCCTCCCTTCGGAATAAACCGCATGACGATAAGATTCGTCGGCTTGCCGTCCTTGAAGAGAAAACTCTCGGGCGTGATCGATACCCAATACATCTTGCCGTTCCATTTGATCCGCTTGTACGATTCGTTGACACAGACCTTGACCGGGATCTTCCACTCCTTCGCCTGCTCCCATTCCTCTTCGAGGTCCGGGCCATTGCAAATCAGTAGGCCGTCGTATTCAGCCTTCTTCTTCACGATCGATTTCCCTGATTACCTCGCGCTTGAGATAATCGATTTCAATGCTCATCATGCCGATCAGCGCGTCTCGATCGCCTCTATGCTTGCACATCGACGCGTCAGTATCCGGGTCGTGAAAGACAACGCAATAAACGGAGATTCCGCACTCATCGTCCATGAACGCATCGATCTTGTCCAGGAGCTCCTGCTGCATTTTGGTCATGTTTTAATATCCTCAATAGCCGATGTTGATTTATGTGCCTTGTGCTCGTTCTCTGTAGGTATTGGTTCGTCACAGCACCATCTCGCGGATCGACACCTGGATCTCGGAGATCCTCTTCGCGAATCCGCGCAGGTCCGTCGAGATCTCCGACAAGAGCTGCGCCATATGACGGTTCGGACGCAGCGGGGCATCATACGGCTGCGCCTTGGTGCTATGATCGTCTCCGCAGATCTCCCCGCGTAACCTCTCCATCATCTCGACCGCCATTTCAAGATTATGAAGCGAATACTCGATCTGCGAGTTGCGATTCTCCTTGCATGTTGCCTCTCCTGTGATAGCCATAAATCCTCCTTGTTAAAAACGCGCCGGCCGGCAAAGGCCAGTAAACCGGCCGACGCAGGGCCAGAACTACTCTTTCGCCTTATTCAAAAGCCTAGCGGAAAGCCAATATTGCCCTCGTGGGAGGACACCAGTTTAAGGACCACCGCTAGGCTTATTTTCATGCCAACCCCTCACCCTCATCCTGCAAAAGCCCGTTCACGCCGTCCCAGAAAAGCCGCTTCGCAATCTCGTCGTAATCCTCCCCCTCGTGCACCTGCTCGAAACGGCGCTTCAGAAATTCCCCAACTTCGCACGGCCGAAGCGTAACCCAGAAATGAAGCGATACCTTCCCGTGCTCCCCGAATCGATCCAGGTTCGTAAGAGTTATCGAATTGACTGTCTCGATGTCGTCGCTCATAGCCCATCCACGAAACAAAACGAGGCTATCAAAATGATGAACATGAAAGAGGCCATGTCATTCTTCCCGACCATAGCCAGGGCCACAAGACCACACACGATCGCGGTACGAAATATCCAGAGGCCCGTCACCCAATGCTTCTCATATTCCTCGTCGCTCATGGTTTCCCCAATTTCTTCCAAACAGGACATTCCTTCTCGCAGCACCTCCGCGTCCGAAAAGCCGTCGCGTTTCCGATCTTGCAAGAAATCATCTTCTGGCAGGTAATCTGCTTGAACCTGAGCTTGCAGTATTTGCTGAAGGTCTTGAAAGTTATCAGGCGCTTCATATCAGCACATTCCCATGTTTCCGGTTGAACTCATCGATGAGCTTTTTCAGCTCTTCTCGCGACGCTTTTGCGACGCTGAGACATAGAAAATCAAACAAATCCGGGTTGGTGAGATTATCAAGCCACTTATTCTTGAAGTAACGGATCTCGTTGAGCAGGGTTATGATCCGAAGCGCGTCATTCAAAGCAGACATCGGCATATCGTACGCTTCCGTAGGCTTCTTCTTTTCATTCCGCATGACCTTACTCCCGCAAAAATACCACTCCCCATTCCAGTAAATATGACTCACCGGCCGCCCGGTCGGATCGAAAACCTGTTTGATGCACTCATTCCGTGGACTCCTTAACTTTCATACAGCATACCGGCATGAATAATGACATTCCCGTCGCGCATCTCGCCGGCCTCTGTTTTCCAAAAGCCCCGCTGCACATATAAAACGGGCTTCGCATGAGGCAATATCAGCCGAACAGCCATCAATTCGTTGGTCGCCGGATAGAACAGAACGCTACCCTGCTCCAGACCGTCAACGCGATCCAGCTTCACGATATGATTATACGCATCGTAATCTCCAACGATCCTGTATTCGACCTCGACCAAACCGCAAGGTTCCGGGAAACGAACAAAATCATCCTTTCCGCTGCCAACCCGTTTTCCATGCTTCATCAGAAAATCGCTCAATAGGGATTCGTGCTTCGACCGCTCCCGCTCCAGAATCATGTCGTCGACCCCTCCGTCTCCGCAAGCCTCCGATACTCTTCAACACGGCATCCATCCGTATCCTTCAAATCGCAGTCCACGCAATACCCGGCCTGCAAATCGTCGCACCCCCTCCCCTTCGGTTCGTTAAGTTGAACACCAGCATCGACACGCATTTGGCAATCCCTGCAAATTTTTTCACCTTCAGACATCTTCTCACGCGCCCCCAACACAACAGGCTGGCCGCAAACAGCACAATCGTATACCTCCGGCCTACCCTCAGCAAAAGACTTAGGCCGCTCCACAATCGGCGATCCATCCTCCCTAATACCAGTAACAGAAATGTTCTCTCCAGTTTCCTCAGGCATCGCATGACAAACCGGAGATACATCATCCATTACCAAACGAACAGCACCATCCACCGCACCGCGGCCACACCGCCGATGGCGCACCAAAAACAAAATCGGAAACCAAAGCGGAAACGTCACAACGAAAAACAAAACCAAAAGAGACGCGCCAACTCCAAGCATCACCCGAAACAAAAATCCCCATATCTCAGTCGCAGCCGCCAGAAAATCTTGAAAACAGATTGGCTCAGCGGAGGGGTGTTTGGGAAGGAAAGGGGGGTTTTCACGATCTTCGGCCTTTTGCATGGAAAATAGTCTACTCGCCGTCCATACTTTGTCAAGACAAAAAAAATATTTGTTTGGGAAAGAGGGGATTTTGAAAATTTTTTGGCGCATTTTTGAGGGTAGTCTGATTTGGGGTCTTGGGTCAGCGGTTGGGGGGCCGGGTGGGGTCGAAAAATGATCGCGTGTTCAATAATTCGGCCGGAACGTCCGATAATGCCTATTCGGTTGCATTGTTTTGGTCGGTGTATCGCCGTGACTATAACAGGTTTACATAAAAATAGGGCACAATCCGGCAATTATGGCCGTTTACCATAGCGAACGGTTCAGCCTGAGATCCGCTAAAACTGCACATTTTTCTGTGCAATCGATCCAGCCGGATGACGATGATAAATCACATTTCAGATCAAAAAGCAGTTTCCCGCTCACCGTCACGGAAAAAAGCCGGGCTTTCATTCCAGGATCAAAAAAATAAAAAAAATGTCTTGACATTGTTATGACAAGGTGTACACTGATCCATGGAGTCAAGAGTTAATCTAATTTATTGGAACGGAGGTGATATGAGCAGGCTTGACGAAATGACTGATCAAGAGCTAACGAAGTTAACCCAGGACGCGGAGCAAGGGAGGAGGTTAAAACGCCGCGTGCTACAACTTGAACTCGCATGTAGCGCGTTCATGCAAATAACGCTTCTGATGGAGGATCAAGACAATGAAGGCCAGGATTGAAAAGGGCAAGCTGATAATTGAGATTGAAGCCAACACCCAGAACCCGGAACCGAGCGCAAGCGGAAAAACCCTTGTTGTCGCCAGCTCCCGGGGCAACAAGAAAACCGAGTGTGAAGTGAACGGAAAGCCGGTCATTATCGGCTTGAACGCGTACATTAAGCGCGACTAAAAAGGGGTACGATTCCGACTTTTATAAAGGGCCAGAAAAATGACAACTGCACAACTGACAGAGGTTAAGACCAGGCGCAACGAAAAAGCCGAGGAGCTGCGCCAGGCGCTCCCGCAATTCACCGGATCCACGGAGTTTTATCGCCATTGGTTAGGCTTCATTTACACCGAGGGTATCAAATATCTCGCTGAAAAGGCCGGGGCCTACTGGCTGATTGACGCCATCGGGAGCCACCAGATCCGGCGCCAGGTCATGGACTGCCGCTTCCAGGTCTGGACGTTGACAGTATCCAAAGACCGGAGCGCTTACTTGACAATGCGCGAGGACGTAGGCGAGCCCTGCAAGGTGAGCCAAGAGATCCCATTCACCGACTTTCCGCAAGATTCTATCAAACTGCTCTTTATCGACGGTACGCTTCTCCTGCCGTCTGAATATTGATAGGAGGCCAGAAATGAGACAATTTTTTGAAGGCGACCGCGTTAGGGTTGCAATCCAGGAGCCGGAAGTCTGGGCCGATGGCCTAGCGGAACAGATCAACGGCCTGTCAGCCACGGTCGAGCAGATCCGCGAAGAAGCGCCTCCGTTCAATCCTGGGCGCTTCGTCTTTGCCCGGTTCGACTCCCCTCCTCCTGCCCGTTATTACGGCACGATGTCGGGCTTTTGGTTCAAACCTGAAGAGCTCAAGCCCTGCTGACCTATCTCCCCTCCCTCTTAGCCCGGAGCTAACCCCTCCGGGCTTTTTTATTGGCCTGGGCTCCCTGGTTCGATCGCTGCCGCCTTCGGCGGCGCTACGTCCTTCGGCCGGGTTTCGCCCCTTCGGGGCGGTTTGCGGTAGGTTTGCGGTAGGTTTGAAAACCGCTGCGTCGTACTGGCGGGTTGATGGCGCGTTTCGGCCTTCGGCCGGTTGATACCCGTGACCGGTTGTAAAATCGATTCTGACGCTGGATTTTAACTCTGAGAGCATGATTTCGACACTCGTCCCCTGTAAGGCATATACGCATACATCGGGCACTCCTCAATACCGCAATCAAAAAGTCCGTCTGCGTAGTATCCCATGCAATCACAACACTTTGCGATCATCGCCTCTTTTCGTGTCAATTTTTTACCTCTGAGATACTTCAAAATCAACGTTTTTCCTGCTGATCCTTTTGCCACAGTTTCGATTTTTCTGATGATATCTTCACACATCGCTTTTTCCTCCTTCAGAGGATCTGGTGGTTTCCGTTTTCCTGGTTCTCCGCTTTTTTGAGATCTTCGATCAGTTTTCTTTTTCTTCGTTGCTGGATCGATTCTTTGACGCGTTGGCTGCTGGCGGTCTTTGTGCTGTTCGATGCTTTGGCTGGATTGGCGAGTGCTGCTGCGACGTCGATGATGGTCCGTTCGATTGGCTGCTCGGTTGGCTGGTCGGTTGGCTCGGCTGGCGTTTGGCTGTCCTGTTCTTCGGCTTCCGGCGAGCCGGCCGGAGCGCCTTTTGTGGGCGCGTCCGTGGCGGCGGCTTTTCGCTGTTCCTTCGAGGTATTAGAGTATAACGTATTACCTTTATCTTCCTCTTCCTCTTCTATAGGGGCGCTAAATGACTTTTCGGGGGTACATCCAAGCGATTTTTGGCTTTTTGTATCTTGTTGGTCTGGCGGCTCTTCTGGATTTCGTCCTGTGTTTAATAATTGACTTTTGTCATTAATAATTATTGACATGTCGATGTCATGCCTGTGTCGTGCCTGTGTCATGCCTGTGTCATGCCCCCCCCCTAATAATTGACTTTTGTCAATAATTGATTGACTTTTGTCAATAATTCCGGATTCGTCGGGTATCTCGGCAGGTCGGCCGACCTTCTTGGGTACTTGAGTCCCCTTTTTCCATTCAATACGAGGGTGCTTACTCCGTACACCATATACCTTTATCCCATATTCCGTGATTTTTACAAAATTGACTTTTGTCAATAATTCGAGGTTTCTGATGATCGTTCTGTAGCAACATCCGGTTTGACGGTGCATCCATGCATAATCATAGTCAAGCGGGAGCAAATCCCGGCCGCAATTCACCGCCGCTATCCATATCGTCACGTAAAGCAGTTTCGCATTTGGAGTCAAATTCAGATAGCGCGGATCGTGTAGGATGAAGTCGCACTCCAGCTTGGCGAACAGCCTAGTTCCCTTCGGCATCTCCCTCTTCCCTCCTTCGGAAGCCATCGACAGACATCGATACATATGCATGATGACCGGTCGGAATCTTCGTCTCGATGACCCTCCGGATCTCCTCGGATGCGATCAAAGCGGCACGCCGCGGCTCGACCGGCATAAAAGAGAATCGCTCGAAGTCATCTAAAGGTTTGTGATCTATTCTGACGAGGATCTGGATGATCCCCTCTCCCGTGGACATACACCTCTTCCCTCGTTAATCTCATGGCCCGGTATCGTTTCTGGCGCTCTGTCAGGCCATGGTGCTCTGAATGTCTATAATGCTTGACCCATATCCTCCAGCAGGAATCGCAGAGATCCGCTTTGACCTTTGCGAGCTCCCGGGACAGCCTTTTCCCGCATATCGAGCAGCGAACAATCGGTATCCTTTTCGTGTGCTGATCTCCCGTTTTGTGCCGTCTCGGTTCTGTTCGGTGCTTTGCCGCTGGATGCCTGGAGACGTAGTATGCGGCCCCATATATGCGGTTGCACTCCCGAATGGCCTCCCCGGTGCAGTAATAGCCTCCCGGGGCTGTTTTTGCCTGTCTGAGAAGCTCTGGCGGCATCTCACGATTGCAGCGGTTGCACTTCACGTTGTCGTTCTCCTGATGATCTCCTGGGCCTCCTCGGTCAGCTCCCAGAGATTGTCAAGAGGGGGATTTGGCTGCTTTTCGACCATCTGCATGACCTTATATCCCAGAACGCGCTCGATCGCCAGTTTGCCGACCCATGCATCCTTGTGCTCGATCCAGAAGAAAATACCGTACGCATCGATCAGAGCTCTCTGTTTGCTGTCTGACAGATCGTATGGATTCTTCATCTCTTCTTCCTCCTTTTCCGCTTCTTCTTGGGCTTTGGAGGCGTATATCCCTCCGGGAGCCCGATAACCGAATATACGTTATCGCACATCCATCTTTCCCATTTATCCTCCTTGATCCAGCGGCCTTTCCATCCGCAGTCAATGCAATCGACGCGGCGCGAGGATCGGTTCTGTTCGCTCGTTCGCGTCTCCATTGTCAGATGGCTTCCGTCGCACCTGGGACAGCAGGCTATGACGGTTCCGGCCTCCTCCTCGATCTTATACAGCGGTCCGTAATTGATTCTCGCGGTTCTCATATCCTCCTCCTAAAACAAGGTTGGTTGCTCTTTGCCGGTCTTTCTGGAGAGCGATTTATGAATATATGCAGATATCTCTACAAGCTCTGGATATGATAAAATGTCGATCGATCGACAGATCTTCTCTACCCGGCTCCGCTTGTTTTTGGATGGCTCGACCGGGAGACGGTCGGTTGTCGCCCACCATATCACGGTGCGGCCCGTTACCGGGCACGGTCCCTCCTTGACCTCCTCGACGCAGCCACGATCCCGGAGCTCGGTTATCCGGTTCCGGACCGTCTCCGAAGCCGGCTTTCTACCTCCCATGAACATCCGTTCCGCGACCTGGGCGCCTGTCATGGGGCCGTATAGATGCAGGATCTCGTAGACCTCCTGCCGCTTTTTCGACAGGAGGCCCTCCAATTTGATCTGCTCGTATACTTCAGCGCTCGTCTTTTTTACCGGCATTTCTCCTCCATTTCTCGGCGTCCGGGCATGTGGCGAAATGCGAGACATACGTGTCCTCGATGCTCCAGACCCCGGTGGATGCGTTGAAAACCCACCGTTTCTCTGGTTTCTCGTCGAGGATCTGGTTCTTTCCGTATCCGTCCTGTACCCACCTGACCGGAGCTCCGCACGATCTACAAGTCGTCATATTTTCCTCCTAAAAATTGTGAATGTGCGAAGGACTGCTTTGCTTGGCTTTGCCATCGCCTTGTTTGTCGGTGCGGCGCCTTAGCTTAGCTTCGCTTAGCGTAGCTTAGCCATCGCCGTGCTTCGCCTGGCTTGGCCCCCGCGTTGTATTGCTTCGCCTATGCACTACGTTGCTTCTCTTTGCTCTGGCGTTGCTCTGCTTCGCTTTGCCTCTGCCCTGCCCCTCAGCTCGCTGCTTAGCCGTCGCTATTCCTCCTCCCACTCGAAGATACCTTTTCCCGAGTTTCTCCATTGTCCAAGGCCTCTAAGAGCTCCGTAGTCCAGCCACTCCTCGATGAGCGTTTCGAGCTCTTTTGCGAGCGAAATAATTTCGATCCGCATAACTGAGCCTGCCGGAACTGTTTCTGATCTCATGAGGGTGACTCTCTCGCCCTGGGGAGTATCGACCCTGGCTGGACGCTCGCACAATCCACTTTCCGGATCTCCCGGAAACTCGACAAATATGAATCTTGGCTTGACGAAGATAAGACCGTCGATCTTTTTCTTGTATGCTGTCAGCTTCTTTGACAGCGTATTGTCTGCACTACGGAGAGACTTGCAGGCATCCTTGAAAAATCCCTTGATCTGATAATCGTAGATACCGATCTTTTCGGCTCCCTCCGGCCCATTCCGATGAAAAATGGTCGAGCCCTGTTCAGCCATGTGCTCGGCGGTCTCCAACTCGTCCTGCCGGAGATCCTCATCCGGACATTTCTTTCCGATGAAGTCATCGAAGAGCTTCTTGTTCGCCGGTTTCGTTCCTAGCATTTCCTCAAGTAATGTCAATTTCACCTTCATTTTCTGGCCTCCTTGTCGTAATAGTATGCGGCAACCGCGAAGGCCTGCCATATATCCCTTTTGAAGCCGTAGAACAGCCCGGGCTCCTTTTTCGAGCCCTTGCCCTTATTCGGCGCTCCAGGCGCGTATCTATCGATGAGAGCCTGGGTAACATTGGAATCCTTGGCCCTTGCTGAGCCGCAGAAATAATTCTTGATATCGCCTCGGAATACCCGGTCATGGACTCCGAAGGCCTGGCAGAATCGGCCAATCCAGTAGACAGTCTCGAAGATTGAGGCGCCGACCGGCATCCCGTAGCTTGCGACCATTTCGCATACCAGGATGTCGGCTCGGCTTTTCCTCTGAGCTGTGATGATCGCCCGGAGAAGCAGATTGTTCTCGTGGATACCGCAGCTGTGTATCCTCTCGCCGTCGTACAAAACGAAGGCCGATTCTGTAGTGCCTGGATCGATTCCTAAGATCCTCATTTCTTTGGGATCTCCGCTCTGCTCGCCTCGACCATATCTGCCGTATGCAGAGCGAGCGTGAACCGGGTATCATGCATCGCTTTTGACAGAGCCGACGTTGCGGCAAAATCGGTCAGACCATGAGCTCCCATATGCCACCGGATTGCCAGGATCTCCTCATCGGTCAGCTGGACGAATCGGGAGATGATGAATACGGACTTCTCACCGTGACCGGCCGGGAACTTGTCATCGACCGTATAGAAGTCGTAAGACTCCCAGTTACCCTGTTTGTTCTTGCGGTTTCGCTTTTCGGTGGTATAGAAATTGACCTTGCATACGTCATGGAAAATGCCCAGGAGGATAACCTGATCCCGGTCCATGCCGCACTCAAAGGCTTCGTTGAAGGTTTTAAGGTGTTTTGCGACACCGAGGCTGTGCTCGGCTAAGCCTCCTGGCTTGGAGCCGTGGTACTGCGTGGACGCTGGAGCGGTCCAGAAATCAGTACCGTCCAACCAGGAGAGAAGATCGGAAACACCGGGCCGGCCGCAACTCTTGACGAGGTTGCGGATGTTGTCCTCGGCCGTCATATAATAGTTTCTTCGCCTTCCTCTCCAGCAGGCTCCTCGGCTTGACCCGGCTCTTTCTTCTCCTGCTTCTCCGGATCCTTCTCCTCTCCCTCATGCTCCGGGAAGAGCTCCCCCTGGGTGTTCTGTACGCTGATCGCGACGACGGCCTTTTTCCGGGCGAGCCGGAATAGATCCTCCAGCTGGCGGGGCGTTCCCTTCATCTCGGCAAGGCTCATCTTCGCGTTGCAGACCTCGAATGTCGCGATTTTTCCTTCGAGGACGACCTTATCCTGGGAGAGCTCCTCGGCGAGCTTCTGGATCGCCTCCTCGGATATCTTCTTCATCTGATCGTAAGCATTGTTATAGAGCTTCTGGAGAGCGGCCGGATCTTTCGCCTTCTTGTTGACCATCTCCGTCGTAAGCTCGTTTTTCTTGAACCGCTTGAGCAGATTCACGACTAACTGATTCTGTGCCATTTCGTCTTTCTCCTATAATTTTTTGACTGTTCCGTTTTCGATCCAGTAATAGCTTGCGAATTTGCTGGATTTCATGTTTTCGACATCAGCCTTTCGCTTGGCTTGGATAAAGATGACCGGCCGGATCTTGGCGATTCTGGTCAAATCGGCGGTCAGGGACTTTTTGAGCTCGTCGGATATGATGAGATCCCCGCGGTCGATGAGACAGAACGGGAACTGGAAGAGCTCCAGGATGGCGCTTTGAAACACAATGCAGAGGCGATACTTCTCTGTATCGCTGAGCATCGGCATCGGACGCCCATGATAGGTGATGTTAAGATCCTCATCGATCTCGACATCCCCCGGGAGGATTGCCTGCTGCGAGATGATCTCCCGAAGCGGATCGATCCCGGACCCGATCGATTCCTTTTCGAGCTCCGGGAGCGTGTGGCATATCGTATTCCACCGCTCCCATGCCTCCTTGTTCGCCGCGTTGGAGGCTTCGCTCTTCCGGTGCTGTTCGAGCCGGGCGTTATACTCGATGATCTTATCGCGCATCTCTTTTCCCTTCTTGAGTCGATCGCGAAGATCGTCGATGTTTTTGGAGAGCTCCTGACGGACCTCATCCGGAGTATCGGCGAGCTCGATATCGTTCTCGATCTGAGACAGGCGCCGGATGAGCTCCTCCGAGTTTTGCGGAGGCTTCACTTCCTTGAGCTCGTTTCCGGCTTTTGTCGCATTTTCGAGCGCTTCTTCGGCCGTCTTGACCTTTTTCTGGATCTGCTCCATGGCGCCCTGATCGAAACTGGTCTTGAAGGCGACCTTTTTCCGGCAATCCTCGCAGAAATCGATATCCTTGAGCTGAGACAGGATATTCGTCGTTGTTTCCACATTCCGGAGCTTTGACGCTTCCTGTTCCAGCTTGAGCTCTGCATCGCCGACAGCCTTGAGCAATACGTTCTTTTTCTTGAGATATTCGTCGTATCGCTCGCGCCGATCTTTCGCGCTATCGATCGATTTGCGGAGGCCGTCCATCTCCTCCATGAGCTCTTTTTTCTCCTCATCGGTGATGTTGATCGTGATCTCACCGTATTTCTGGAGTTTGCTATCGAGCTCGGCCTGGACCTTCTCGATCGCGTTCTCGATCTTTTCCAGGATGCCGTCGTCGCTGCATCGGAGGACAGTCGGCTCCTCCCGCAAGATAACATCTTCGGGAGGACTTCCTTCGGTCTGTTTTCGAGATGCTCGCTCGGTTGCGGCATATTTGGCCGCTTTCTTTATATCCGAGTCGATAAGCTCGTTGATCAGATCCGTGTATTCATCTCCCAGGCGCTCCCGGAGAGCCTGTTTCCAATCGAACTCCAGCTGGAGGACTTCCGAGAGCAATTCCTTGAGATCTGACGGATTTTTGGACCGAAGGATGTCCGGGTCCAGGCAGTACGGCAGCGCTTTTCTGCTGACGCCCAGGGCATCGGCCACGCTTCCGGCGTTCGGCGTCTGGCTGGAGCTGGCCTTGAACTTCCAGTCTTCTCCCTCCAGCTCCGTGATCCATCTGTCTCCCAGGATCTTTTTATCCTTTGCCTTGACTTCGCGAACCGTGAGGCCAAGACAAGCGAAGATCGAATCCCGGAGGGATGTCTTTCCGGCCGCGTTCTCACCCATGACGATAGAAAGTGGAGTCGTGAAGCTGACTTCCGCTTCCTTCAAGCCGATGAAATTCTTCACTCTCAATTTCATATAAGAACCTCCTCCTCCGGCTCATCGACAGCTGGCGCCTGCTCCTCCGGAGCTGGCTTCTGTTCTGTTTCAGCTGTGGGAGCCTTTTTGCCGAAATTCGCCTTCTTTTTGCTCGGCGGCGGTTCTTTGAGCTTCTTCGTCTTTGTATCAACGAGAGCCCCGCTTGCGTTTTCCTGGGTATCCGGATAGAACTCCTCCGGATCCGTCTCGGCGTCGTTATCGTCGAATACGTCCGTGAGGGCAAGCTCTTTCCTGGCCTTGGCCTCCGCATGTTCGATCTGGAGGACATCTTTTGCCTCCGTCTCGACATAAGCGAGGACTTCCTGGCGTAGATCGTGCATATTGCCATGATATTCGACGGAAAGAAAATACACCGTCTGCGCTTTTCCCTGGACCTGGGCGAGCGTCTGGTTGATCCGAAGATAAAGCGGAAGCCCGGCGATCTTGCCCCTCGCCGACAAGTGGATCAGCGCGAGCCCTCCCATAAGGGAGCTGATGCTGTTCCAGCTCGTTGTCCTAAATTTCGCTACCCCACCGAGTTGAGCATGTGGAAACATGACGCTCAAGATGCCGTTGGGCTTGCAGATCTTCCGCTTGAGAGCCTCGCAGCGCATCGGATCACATATCCCCTCAGGCAGCTTTCCGTCGCCGCAGCCGATCCGTTCCTCGCCGTTGCCCTTGCACATGCAGTCTCGGCCTTTATACATCCGATACGCCGTGTGCAGCACAAGGCTCAAATCGTTGTAGAGCGTGACAACAGGACCGATAACGGTCGGCTTCTTCGGATCCCCGTCGATGAGCTCCGATCCGAGAGACTCCATCAGATCGAAATCCGGGATGAAATTGTCGTTCTCATCCTTCTCTAAATTGCAGATCCGGATGTGATCGTATTTCACGGGGAGCCGGTATTCTCCTCCATCCTTTGATTTTCGCTTTTCTCCATGCCCCCCGATTTTGATCTTCCACCTTTCCGGGAGGCGTCCGGTTATGCCTCTTATCATCTTTCTTAATCTCCTTTGGCCTGTAATGCGGCCAATACGACTTGATGCGCCATGAGCGCCTTATCGATATCGGCCTTTGTTTTTTCCCGCAAAGCCAAGAGACATTCTCTATGGACTTTGGACGAGATCTTTTCCGTAACCTTGACATCTCCGCTATTCGCATCCCGGCCACAGGCGGTCAGGTTGTCGCCGTTATTGCGATAGCACGGATCCATATTATCACCCCCTTTCATCTCAAGCAGATAAGATGTTCGTTTATCTCCGCTTCCGGGCTCGAATATCGATGAGGGAAGCAGAGAGGATGATACGGACAAAGCAGCCCGTAGGCCCCGATACAGCTGGCCGTATTCATCCTGTATTCGTTCGTTTTTTCGCATCTGCATATCGCGTCTGCCGTCTGCCGAAGCATATTAAAGACGGCGAAATGGTCGTCGTCGTTCATCTCAATCTCGAATCGATCCAGGATCGGCTCTTTCTTGTGCTTCGTTATCACCAGGAAGGAGCCTTCGTTCTGTACGTCGTAACCTCCGCAGGCCTCGACGTATCGATATGTCTGCATCTGTTGAGATCCCAGAGCATCCTCCGGCTTCCATCGATTTCTGGATGTCTTGAGATCCGACATTATGAGTCTGCCGTCATAGCGCTCAAGCATATCTCTCGTTCCGCAGATCTCGAATCTCTCCATATTCCCGGGAGTATCTCCAGTATCCGGATCTACTGGCGTAGCGTGTAGATATGTTTCGTGCTCCAGGACATCGATCTCCTCGGCCATGAGCCGGTTGTGCATCCGCTCGGCGAGCTGGATATCTGCCTCGATATCGCCTTCATCTCGATCAATAATCTTCCCCTCTGATCCCTCATCAGCCGCCTCAAGAGTTCCGCGACGCCATTGAGTCTTAAAAGGTGTGAAGTTTCTGAATTGAAATGTTTGATGGAGGAGAATCCCGAAAGCAAGATTTTTACCCGTCTTTGCCTCACGCCATCCTTCGACATGCTTCCAGTAATATTTCTTTTCGCACTCAAGGATGAGGGAGAGCTTTATCCCGGACCCTCCTGACGGGCTGAACCGCAGGATGTCATTTTGCACGCTTTTTCCCCTTTTTCACATACCCGGATAGGATCACTCTGACAAGGGTATCCCTGGGAATCTCTTGAGCCTCCGCAAGCACCTGTAGGGCATCCATTAACTCCTGCGGCATCCGGTGAGTATATGTCGTATCGCAACGTCGATTCCTTGTTTTTTTCTTTTTTGCCATAACTCCTCCAGAAAAAAGATTGACAAAGATAGAACATGGGATAATATAAACAATGTCTTTACATTGTCAAGTACAAAAATTTTTCCATTTTTTGGAGGCGGTCATGGATCTCAAGCTAAACAGGCGAAAAAACGAGAATTTTTTTCGTACCGGAGTCTATGCTACGGGACCGGACTACAAAGAGATAAAGAGACAGCAGGAGATCGCTAAGCGAGTTCCGATAAAGGCCATTCCCAACCATAAAGAGATGGGCCTGGCCCCGACGTTGCACGAGCAGGCCTGGCGCGAAGTGCAGGCATATATCCATAACTGCGCTCTCCGAATGGGGCTTCCGGATACAGTTGGAATGTATGGCCTGGCCGTCCCGAACAACATGAACGATAAGGCCGAATATATCTGCTCGCTGGATGTCAAGGAATCGAACCTGATAGATTCTGACGTTCCACCGCCTCCGAAGGTCGGAAAGGGTACTGGAATGGTTGAAGTTGATCAGAAGATGGCTCGAAACAGGATGCTGCGAGATATGTATGGGAGGGGTCGTTAGCTCTTTTTCTTCGGCTTCCTGTTCCTGTTTTTCCACATTCCGTAACACTGGCCCTTGGCTTGAGCCGATGTTTTCCCCTCCTTGATTACATAGGGGATGCATCGGCTCATCCATTCTTTATAGCTCTCGCCTTTTCTTAGTGTCGGCATTATTTCCTCTTTTTGCTCATTTTTCTCAAGGTCTTGGCTAAAGCGCATTGTCTTTTCGTGCGCGTTGCCGCCTTTTTCGGGAGGCTCGCGCAAAATGCCGATACGCTTTTTCCCGCAGCCTTGGCCTTTCTGGTCAAAGCACCAGGCCGTTTGATCGCTGTCTTGATAAATTTCTTTGCCATGATATCTCCTATTTGTATATTTTCTGAAGGCGCTTACGCTCATCTTCTTCGAGCTCTCGGAGATGCCTTTCTATGACCCACTTATCGGTCAACTTATTTTTGGTCCGTTCTTCTGCTGTGACGATATCGCGATTTATGGATCGTGCAATTCGTATAATCTCATGCTCAAGCTGCCGCATCTTGACGCGCTTCTGAGCCGGTTTCAATTCTCCCTTTCTGATCTGGCTTATCTCCTTCCGGATCTCTGACATTGATTTTGCGACGGCCGGGAGGATGTACCGTTCTCGACGTTTGACGCGTTCCTTCAGCTCCTCGGCGACCAGGAGATCATCTCTGTTTTTGAAGGCGAAATTCCGGGCTTCCCCTGGATCTGTTTTAAGAAGATGCCTATATGTTGCCCGGGCTGACGATATCTCCTTATATCTGTCATAGAACTTCGCGACGCTTTCGGCATGTGTTGTCGGGAATCTGGCTACAAAAGCTCGAATAACAGGATAATCAGCCCAATCCTTCTCGGGCTCTTCAAATTTTTTCTCGCGGATCCCGAGAGCAACGGTTGCTTTGTCGGCAAGATTCAGAGCATGGCGACCCAGACCTCCGCTCAATCCGACTATTGTGTGTTCCAGCTTTGACGGACTGACATTGATTGTGGCGCCGATATCCTTAATGAGTTCATTTGTATATTCTCCCGCTTGATAACCAGGCATTAGCCTCTCTTTCGATGGAGGGCTTATTCGGCGTTTATGAAAGAATGAATAATCGGTCCATGCCTCCAGGATCGTCCGGGCGCCGGTAGGTATAACCGGAGGAGCGAGAGATTCAAAGGCTGTCCCAAGAACATTTCTGACTTTTTCGCCACCCCGATCTTTATCGGCGATATAATCAGCAATACGCTCCGGAACGCTTCCAAAGATTATTCCGATCTCGAATGGTTTCGGAAGCCTCAAGACAATCGGCTCGCCATCTTCGTATTCACCGACCTTCATAAGCCAGAATAGATTCTTTTGCCAATCCGGGATCTCCTGATACCATTCCTGATCGTGATTTTTCCACCAGAGCAAAAGTGATGGAATCGTAAACATGGAGAAGGCTTTCAGAAAGAACTTTAGGGGAGCTCTCTTCATCTCGCGGGTTGCCTTGTCAACGCCTCTTATCTGAGCGTTCTGGAAAGCTGTCATTTGATTCAAAGCCCTGAGAGTCGAATCGAATCCTCGCATGGCAAAGTCGAGCGTGACTTCTCGTCCGGCGAACGCTGCCGACCTGATATTTTCAGGGCTGTATCCCGTTGCCTGGATAGCCTTCCGAAACTCTCCAACTCTTGTTGCTGATTCCATCGACGCGCTTATTATTCTGAGAGCCTCGATCGGAGATTTTATAATACCTTTGAGTTTTATCTTTCCCGTGCGAATGTCTTGGAGTCTCTTCTGTAGATTCTGCCGATCCAGTGACACAAGCATGGAATGATCCGCTCCGCTTCTTTTGAAATCACGATAATATTTGTCGTTCGAGAGGACAGAGAATAATCCTCTGAACGTATCGACAACCGGTATAAAGTTGTTCCTGCTGAACATAAAAGCAGTCATGGTATCGCGAAGCGGATTCCGAAATGAGAACTCAGGAGCAAGCGTCGCGCCGGCACGAAGCAACCTGGCCGGTGTCTGCATGAGCTTCATAAGATGCCCGGATTCTCTCGGAGTGAAAGAATCCATCGCAGAAAACAGAACGGGATCAACATGGAATAGCTTGATCTTTCCTCCGAACTTTACTGCCATGACGTTTTTCACTGGCGTGAAGAAATTCGGTCTAAATATCGTGATTGCGAGATCCTTTATTTCATCGGGCATCTCTTCCATTAGCTCTTTGATCTCCGGATCTCGTATGCTGGATAAAGCCTCCGCAAGGGAGGCCTTCGCTATCTTAGATCCGGGTGGTATTCTTTCAATGTATTTCCCTGATCCAGGAAGAGCGCTGAGCTTTGCGACATCCTGCGCGACCCGGTTCCGCTCAGCGATGTTGACGAACATGTATGTATTCTTGATAATCGATTCGAGCGGATCGTGAATTTCTCTACCGGATCCCTTGATTCTTCGTACAGCCTGGGGAGTCCTGGCGAAGAGACTTCCTGCTGTTGATTTTACGCCTGCACTTTCCTCCATGATCCGATAGAACGGAACATAGTATTGATTCAGCTGCTTGATCTGTCGATATTGATCGTTTGAAACGACGCCGCTCTTTACGAGATGCCGCAAGAGAGAATCCTGATAAGCATACAGCTCTGCTGCAAGCACTTTGAATTTTTTGTTTTGAACTTCATTCAATACGTTTTTTGCGTCCTGCGTCGTGATGCCGCTTACGATTCCTCTCCTGTTCAACTCGATCGCTCTTACCGATGTCAGAAACGCCCTAAAGTCATCGAGCTCCTTGTCGCTTTCGATTTCTGATAAGATCTGCTTTAGGCTGCTTCCTCTATCCTCAAAGGTTATGGGATCGAACATTTGATCCTCAAGCATGGCCTCGGCAATCCCTACAGAACCGGCGAACAGTCTCGCATTTCTGTAAGGTACAGTAACACCCTCTCGCGTCAACGGAAGTCCGAGATTCCTCGCTGCCAACTCGATAGGATATAGCGCGTCGATGTATCGAGAATACAATCCTGTAGCCGCGTCTCCGATTGGGCCTCGGATCGATCTCCATATTCCCTTTTGGATAAAGGCCTCAAGGCGCTGCCTGGACGTTCCTCCATAATGACCCGCGATCATTTGCTCTAAAAGATTGAGCTTTTCGAGGAGCTTCGGCTTTTGCGCGAGCCACTTTGTAAAGTAATTGTAAAATGCTGGCGTCAACCGATGTGCTTCTGGGCGATTCGCGATGTATCTGCGAAGAAACTCGGCGAATCCCTCTGCATCGGGCTCGCCTGGCGTAGCGTATTGCGCGATCTCTGGGAGGAGCTGTTCTGGCACAACGAAATTGTATGTGTGCTGGATATGATGCCCGAGCTCGTGGGATGCGGTCTGTATCGCCTCGTGGATTTTTGTCCGGATAACTTCACTCGGATATTTATAGACACCGGCTGCTCGCGGCTTGACAATCTTTCCCGTGCGGATCGGAATATTGAACATCGTTCTCATGGCGTTTGCGATATCGCCTTTTGAAACGAACTTCTCGGCTGAACGACCTTCCGGGGATCTCCTGATCTCATAGGCCTGCGCTTCACCGATCGTGAGCGGAAACTGCCTTGCTTTCTTTTTCGGCTTCGCAGCTTTCTTTGGTTTCTCCTCGGCTGCTTTCGCGATTCCGAAGTCTGGTCTTACGATGAATTTAATCCCTTTCTCTCGCATCAGAGGCATGACGACAGAATCCAGATTTCCGGGTTTCATGTTTCTCGTAACGATGAGAGGTTTCTCCGATGATATTCCGTATATCTTGGCTCCAGGGAATAATTTTTCCAACGCTTTTATGTACTGCATATCGGCGACGTATTGTTTCTCTCCGTCCGTTAAAATGACGTTCTGTCCCTTTGCGGTCAATTCCATATACTGAGGCGTAAGCTCCTTGTATTTCTTCAAATCCTTTTCAACGGCATCTATCACAAGGCTGAACTTCGGATTCCTTGCGGCGCTCTTTTTCGCTTTTTCGTCATTCCGCGTTGCCTCTATAGCATCTTTTCGCGTGGCGCCTTTTCTGACAAGAGCGTTGACTGTTTTGTTCCTCCAGTTATCCCAGATTTGCTCTTTCACTTTTTCATTGGCTTCGGAGTTGATGATAAGAATATTTCCATTCGTCACCATATGCGTAACCATGCTCTCTCTCTGATCATTTATCAGATTGTTTCCCATCGTAACAAGATTCAGAGTCGGAGATCTTTTTACATTTTCAGAGCTTAAAGGAATCGAGATTCGCTCAACCTTTGGTGAGTCCTCGACGAGCTTTTGTATCTGTCGAGGCGTTGCTTTTGTGAAAGATTTTCCGAGCTTCTCTTTCGCGAGAGTCTCAATATACAGCTGACCCGCCGATAGGCTGGCTTCAGCTCCAACCTTAACTTTCGGCGCTGGCTCTTTCGGTTTCGGAGGGGCTTTCTTTGGAGCTGGCTTTTTCTGAGGAGCTTTCTTCGGAGGCGCTGGTTTTTCGACGACCGGAGGAGAGGGCTCTTCGGCCGGAGGAGCTGCCTCCTCGACGATCCTGACCTCCTGCTCGGGGATTTCCTCGACCGGCCGCTCCGCTTCCTCCTGCTCCTCCATGAATTGATCGTAGCTGAGATCTCGCCGGAGTATGTCCTGTAGATCCTCCTTGCGGGTTCTGCGGATAAAGTCCATAGAGTAGTCGAGCGCTTGCAGCTGATCGATATCTTTCTGTGTGATCTCCAGGATCTCCGGGGCGACCGGAGCTGGCTTCGCTGTTGGAGCAGGCGCGGGCTCTTTGGCCGGTGGAGGAGTTGGCTCTTCAGATGGAGGAGCCTCTTCTGCTGCGGGTGCAAAAACTTTTTCGAGCTCCTCCGCTGTTGGCTCTATGACCATTTTTCCGGCTTCCTGTCCTCTGACCTTGAACAGGTTGATTCGGTCTGCCTGCTCATCGATCCGCTTCTGTAGAGATCCTGGCATCCGGAGAGGAGCTATAATAGCATCGAGAGCGATCTCAGATCCAAGATTGACCCCGAGACCGGCGATAAATGCCTGGGAAAAGAGTCTCTCGAAATCTCCTTCGCCTTTGGAGTTTGAGAGAGCGTATGCAAGGGAATCGTTTATCGTCTCCCCAACGTCAAAGACGCGCTCTTCTCCAAAGCGCATAACGCCGGGAGAATACTTTGCAATCCATTTCTTAAAGGCCTCCGGAGCGACCGCTTCATATTTTGAAATCATATCTTTTCCGGTTGCCCTGGCCCCCTCCGGGAGCTGCCGAACAGCTGCCGGTCCTAACTTGAGGAATTTTGTAAGGCCGTATCCCGTCAGATACATGCTCGTCCAGAAAGCTCCCGTCCTTGTGGCCTCCGAATTTTTCTTTCCGCGGATTTTCTCTGCCAGGAAAGCGTATGTTCCAGCAAGAACAGCACGACCGGACGCGGTGCGAGCGGCCGGAAAAAACTTTCCGATCGCCGCCATGTTCCCAAGGAATCCAGCTGCTTCCATCAGGCCACCCATGAAGGCCCGGGTATTGCTGTCCTTCGTCATGCGATCGAGGGCTTCTTTCGTTTCCGGGGTATATTTTGATTCGTCAACGATGCCGCTGAATAGCTTGAGCATCATATACTGAGCTTCACGCTGGAGCTTCTCCGGATCGTCGCTGAACGGTATTCGTGGGATGCCTATTTCTGTTGCAACAGCCGCTAGGAGTTGTGCTGAATGGGCGACGCTTTGTTTCAGATCCACCCTCATTTGTTTCATTTCTGCCGCGATTCGTTCCGCTTCCTGCTCATCTCCGAGCATTTTTCCGGTTTCCCGGATACCGCTTTCATAGAAATCATAATCGCTCGCTGTCCTGCGATCGATCTCGTCTCCCAGGGCTGAAAAAAACATTCCCCACCATCCGTCTTTCGCTCGCTCCTGTATCTCGGTATTCTTTTTGTGCATCTCGCGCTCGACGAGCTGCCTGGCGTATGTGGGATCTCCCGTTATCCTGGCTGCTTCGATAATCGTATCGCGACCGAATTTGAGGACTTTATCCTGCGTGATCTCTTTCTTACTGTTGTCCTTGAGAAAGTTGTTTATCTCGCTCTGGACGTATTGGAAGGCCCTCTGTCCCTTTGAGTTTCCCCTTTCCTCGAACGATATGGGATTCCCTTTTGCATCGGCATAGATCGGACCTGGATTATACGGAGTGAATTTGATCTTCTCCGCTCCATCCGGAACGGTGACGGGGATCTGTTCTGTGGGCTCTGGAGCTGTCTTTTTCTGTAAACGCTCTTTGACAAGCGCCTGGAGTTGCGTAGGCGCCTCTTCCGGCTCTTCCGCTTTTTGCTGAAATCGATTCCTGACAAGGGATCTCAGGTTCACACCCATTAGAGATTCTCCTGGAGATACTTCAAAACCTGTTCTTCCGTGGCCTTGGGATTCTGGGCCATATATTGATCCATCAGCTTATTTGCTCTTTGCACTTGCGCCTCTGTGAGTCTGCGGGGCGCAACGGATGTCGGCGCTGGCGTTGGGGCCTGTGCCATCTGTGGAGCTTGAGAAGGAACAGTACCGGGAGCGCCTGTGGCTCCCTGGACGAACGCCTGCTCGATCCGCTTGCTCCCCTCGCCTCTGACGATCTTCTGATAATCCTCCCAGGATTGAGCTCCGCGCAAGGCGATGAGACGCTGGCGCTTGTACTCGATCTCCTCGGCCGCTCGACGGATCTCCTTGTTTGTGGCTCTTCCACCCATAATCGATTTCATCTGAGCGAATCTCTCGTTGACCCTATCCTGATAATCCTTGAGCTGATCGGGAGGAAGGGATGCAAGGAAATTGCTTTCCTCTTCGCTTTTTTGGGTTGTCTGAAGCATTACTTTTCCACCAGGAGGAGTGCCCGGAGCTGCCTTTCCAGATCTTTTTGCCTCCATAGCTGATCTTTCAAGCGCCAGGTTGTCTTTGAGGTAATCAAGATAGTCAAGTTTGTACTGGATCTGAGCCCGATCAAGCTCTGATTCCTGTTCCCTCTCCAACTCCTGTCTCCGCTTTAGAATTTCGGTAAGCTGCTTATTCGCCTGACCGAGGGACGTTCTTCCGCGGATTCTTTCCGCGACTTGCTGCGGTATCATAACCATGATATTCTCCTATCAAACGGGCACGTATCTTCCTGTTTCCGGATTATAGATTCCCGTTGGTCCCGTTCGTTTTGGCTGTCCTCCGGTTCTGTTGAGAAGATCGAGCGTTGTCGGGACTTGCATAAGCTCGCTGCCGATCCGTCCAACGGTTGAGGCATAGGCGGGTTCATACATTTGAAGCGGTTGAGCCTGGGCCGCAGATCCTCCTATACCGAGCAGCTGCCCGATTGTTCCCGCCCTTTGACCGTGGATCGCTTGGAATGGCTGGAGATATGCCTGCTGCTGCGCTCCGATTATCCCGAGAGCTCCCTGGAGCTGCGCCATTCTTTGATTGAAATCCTGGGCCTCGAATTGCGGCCTTAGTTGCGCGATCATCTGCGCCGTCTGGAGCTGCTCTTCTGCCTGCTGAGCGGCCCTCGTCCGGTTCAAGGCCGCGGATGGACCGTAGGCTCCTGCCTCCTCTCTGAATTGACGGGCCTGCTCCGCACGGATCGGCGCTTGAGCCGCCACCGTGCTTTCGGCGATCGCCTGCGTCATCTGCTCCGGACTGAGCGTAGGAGCTGGAGACTCCAGAGCGGAGATACGATTCTGGATCTGCTGAAACTGCTCCTGTAGAGACTGTCCTGTTGGACCTGCACCGAGTGTTTCGAGCTGTTGCTCGGCAGCTCCCAATCCGGTTTCAAGGGCCTGGATCGCCTGACCTGGAATTTGAACAGCCGGTCTGTCCTCGCCGCCTTTTCCTCCGGCGATATCGCCGAATATGCTGGCAGCGGTTCCGGCTCCAACGAGAGCACCTGTTAGGGGATCAATGGGCATTTTCTTTCCTCCTTCTGTGACCGAGAGTATACTTCTCAGGGGTATTGGCGAGCATAACCTTATTGATAAAATTTCCGTCCTGGAAATGAGCGTCCTTCATAGCACCCTCGATCTTGAATCCGGCCGCTTGAAGCGATTTGATTGCGGCCTCGTTATGGGCCTTGACAATGGCATATATCCTGTGAAGCCCGAGCTGCCTTCTGGCCCAATCAACGACCGTTTCGATGGCGTCGATTCCGTATCCCTTGTTTCTGAGATCAACAGGACCGATGCCGCCCACGATCTCGGCCTTTCGGTTTTTCCAATCGATATTCGTGATTGCGACCATGCCGATCTTAACGGGGATTTCTTCCTGATTCTTAGATATCCTGGCCCCCATGAACAACCGGCCGTTAGGAGGAGAAAAGCGCTTATACATGCTGATAATATCGCTCTGGTCTTTGCCTCGGATCTCATCAGACATGACATCATCGAACCAAGGATCTTGATGCCATGCTTCAAGAAGATTCCAATCAGCTGATGCATAAGGCAATAAAACAACTTTTTTCCCCTTAATCATATTACGAAGCCTTTCACCGTCATAGCGTTTTCGGCCTTAATTGTGATCGTCGTTTCTGTTCTGGCCTCGACGATGATAGATCCGTATGCGTCCTGTCGATACGGTATGAAGCCTTGCGGAACGCGTCCGAGTTTATGATAAATCACATGGGAAGTGTCGGCAGCCATCGTTTCCTCAATCACTTCCCATTCGAGATTTCCAGCCTTTCCATTGTCGTCTGGGAGAACATTGAGCCGGTTAAACAGCTCCTCGAAGTTCTGCCTCAAATTCTCCTCTATTGGTTCAATCGGTGTCGCCATTATTGAAACATCTCAACCATAAAACTGTTGGCTGCTCCTGGGCCTGTCAAGGTGATAGTGCTTTTGTCGGCCGCGACCGTGAAGGCTCCGACATACCCGGCAGGACCGAAATTCATAACAACGCCTGGCGTAAAAACACCGCTTTGCGTATTGCATTGATTCGTGAGAGACCCGGTATAAGCCCAGGCGATATTGTATTGGTTGACCGATGTGATATCAACCAGAAGCCTTCCCCTCAGATTGCCTGTCGGAAATGTCGTAACGGCGAGAGGAGTCAGTCCCTCGAATTGGATCGCTAGAATCTTCGTGTTTGCTGCGATTGCGACTGCACCTCCGGTCGTAACACCGTATCCTGTATGTGCCTGAGAAATGCCGCCTCCGGCCGGGAGATCGGCAATCGTAGCGAACACATTCGTACCGCTAGGCGAAGCTGCGCCGGTGATAGCATCGAGATCGTTCTGTCCGAGATCCCCGCCGCCCTTTGTAACGAACGGCTGTGAGCTGCTCGGGCCGTTCGCGGCCACCATCGCATCGACAAAGGCCTGGATGATCGCGTCCAGAGCAGCTTTATTCGAGTGTTTATGCCAATCCCCGACAGCCGGATCCAGAGCGCCGCCTGCATCAAAGATTTTCGTCTTTATGAAATTCTTCGTGACTGCGACTTGGAGATCTGTACTGTCTGTCAGAGTTCCGTCCGGATCAAGGAGCTCATCGAGCTTGACGTTTCCCCAGAGGAACTTGTTTGAGGATCGATCCAGATTGTCCTTGTCCAGCTGATTGATAACGGCATATAGCGCGTTTATTACCCGCTGGAGCGCGGCAGCGTCGATCAAGCCGCCTGTAATGATGTCTGATTGCGTGATCTGAGGCATTATTCTCTCTCCTCTTTGTAAAAGCCTCTCGGAAGAAAATAGACCGTATAGTTTTCGAGACGAAATGGATCTCCGGTAGTCGTGTAAAATCGTAACGATATCATATATCCGGTCGAGGCCATGGGGAGCTTGAACATCGTCTGATAGATCGGGATTCTCTCGTATTCGTCCACGCCGTAATAAGCCTGATTGTAGAGCGGCCTTGGATCGATCGATGTTTGCAGATTCTCGAAAAGGGCTCCGTCGATTTCAGCATCTACAGCAAGAACGGCCTCGGCACATTTGTAATGAACGGCCACTTCATACCATGTTTTCTCCTGGCTTTTCGATCCGGCATCCAGATACGGGGTAATCATCTCGATCTCGAAATCCTCTCCTCCTGTTCCATCGGATTCGAGGCGTCTCATCCCGCTTCGATTGAACTCAATGATATCTGAGCTCGTCGGTGTTTTGATGAGAACATCCTGCGTTTCTCCCGGACGGGCGGGATCCGTGATAGCCGTTGTCGTTTCCTTGTATTGGTTATCCGCTGCTATAAAAACAGAGCTCAATCCACCTATCCAGGAGAAGGCTCCAAAGTTGTCATCGCGCTTTCCCCATGCGTCCAGATCCATATCATAAACGAGAGTTTCTCTGCCAAGAGATAGAACATAGTAGCGATCCTTGTAAACTCCGGATCTGACAAATTCCTTCGGTCCCATCTGTCCGAGAATATCGTCAACCCGCGGCCTGCTGATGTTGATCGGCGCCCCCCCCGTGTATTTCCAGATTCCGCTCGTCGGGTTATGCATGAATATGATCCCGGCCCGTGTCCTTTGGACGGATTGGGGCACTTCGCTCCCGATATCCTCCGAGATCGGGATAGCCCGGTACTGTAGAGAGCTCATCCCGACCATGCGGTGTAACGACTGATTCTTGAAAATGATGAGATCCGGCGTCCATTCTGCCATGGTTGTAATCTCGTCCGATGTGGCTCCGGATGCCGTATCGTCGCCTCCAACCGATCGCCAGTTGAGATCCGGGAGCGCCCCGGTCCCGATGTCGTAAAAGATATTCGTGAAACTCTTGGAGAACAGAACAGTATTTCTCCATTCTCCGATCCCGGCAATCCACAATGCATTGAAATGAATGACAGGAGCTATTCCTCTGACCGGAATATAGAGCTCTTCATCTCCTCCGTTCGCGAGAAACCAAGTCTTATTCACATCGTCGAGATCCGCGATATCTTTCGTCGATGCACTCTTGTAATAAAGAGCCATGTTTCCGGTGAAGAAATAGGGCTCATTAAGAAAAGAGATATACGAGACGGGATATTTGTCGAAATGCTTGCTCCCGACGCTCGCAGGGAGAGATTTCTCGGTCCAGGTTCCGCTTTCGCAGACCTTCATTTTGTAGTCAGATCCCTCCAGGCCTGTAGCGAGGAGGACTGAATTTGCTTCCTTATGCCAGAAAAGAGAATAAATCTCGTCGAAACTGTGTCCTTCGTAGATTTTCTTCGTGCCCCATGACTTCTCGATATAGCCGTCATCGGTCATCAGGAAGTTCTTTCCACCGCGCATAAATTGAGGCAGATTTTTCGTCTTTGCCTTTTCATGCAACCCTAGAAAATTGGTAGCTTCGAGCGCCTGTCTGCGTCTCATTTCGCTATCAGCTCCTTCAATTCCTTAAACTCATCTTTTATGTTATTCTTGAGCTCCTGCTGAGCTGCGCTAATATTCTCAAGTTTCGTCTCCATGACTGCGATTGATTTATCGTTCCGTTTTATGCCGCTTTCTGCCGAACGGAACAGCGCCCAGGAGGATGAAACGGTTAAGCCGATACATACGAATATCGTGCTGCACACACCGAAAAAGAAGTTTCGCCAAAAATAGAATTTACCTTGCTTGACCGGCCGCTCATTGTCGTCTGCCATCAGAGAAGTCTCCTGTATTTGAGCTCGACTTCGACATTTCGAGCTGCTCCGCTTGTTCTTAGATCCTCTATCTTAACCCAGAATGTTGAGTTTTGCTTCTTGTCGATCTGCGGATTCGCTATCTGCGGGACGCCGCTGTGGTCCGATTCATAGCATCCCCTGTTGTATGGATAAACACGTATGCTCTGCTCGTTGTCGTAAGCGTTCGCTGTACCATCAGCAGACTGATACGCCGGACTGTCCGATCCTATATGATAGTCCACGCAATATTCATCGAACAAAGGATCCGCTTCAAGTCCGTTCACTTCCTCTGCCGGATACGCCGCCTGCATGGCGGCAAGGCTCGCATAACTGAGCGTAGGCGAACCGATACTACCTGACACAAACAGATACATCTGAGTAGACGTTCTGAAGTGATACAGATTATTCTCCATCTCGTCCAAGTCATCCGGTGTCCAATCGTTCGTCGAAAAATACCATGCGGCAAAGTAGGTACATTCGATGAGTTCATCACCGTCCATGTCGAAGATATTATTCTTGCCTTTTACCCATCCCTTGTTGGAAGATGAACCATCATACTGTATCGCTTCCTGATTCTTGACAAAGGTGTTGTAGTAGCTGGTGAAGTTTTCGTTGTATGTAGAACCGCCGTTTACAAACTGGATACCTGCTTTACCCCAACGCCGGAACAGACAGTTACGAACAAACAGATGTCCGGCATAACCAGATTGATTCGTGTTCCAGTAGATACCCTGTTGCGGATAATAACCGTTACCCCTGAAGTCACACCGGTCAATCACAATCTCATCAATGTTGTTTCCGTCAATGTCAATGCCATGACGCGAATCGTCCAATGCTTCCTCTCGCTCAAACTCGATATCGGTAATCGTAACCTTCTTCATAGCCTGAATCGTCAGAAGGTAGCCAGCCGTGGTGGCATGGAATAGGGTTGTCTTGCCGGTACCGGGAACACCTTCATCCCCAAGCCCGTCGATCGTCAATATGAATCCGTTGGTGTCCACACCGGACAGCGTATTCACTTCTTCGTATCGTTCCCGGTCAAGGAAGAGGATTGATGCGTCTGCAATAAGCGTAGCTGGCAGAGCGGCAATAGCGGCGGCGAGAGTTGTGTAGAACGCCGTTCCATCCTTCTTGATAAGGTAATCGAAAGTCCAGTTAGTGTTATTCCCCAGGTCACGGCAATAGGAACTTCCACCGTCAATAATCTCGAATGATCCGGTAGCATCGTTATCAATAACATCAAGGTACAGAAAGTCGTAAGAAGTGGCAATAACCAGAGTCCAATCCGAAGCAGGCGTATCGCTCTTGAATCCTCTGAGGTTATCGAGAGCGAGTCCTTTGGCAACAATGTTCGGTGAGTTGAAGGTAATCCCTGCGGTTCCGATGATGTCATCTGTCCTCTCTCCAAGGTCGAGATCCGCTGTGCCGTCCTCCATGATCTCGAATGTGCCTGTGCCGCTTGAGTTGTCAATCGGCTCAACGCTCTTGCCGTCCAGCTTGATAAACTGATCCTCACCGTCCATCGTGATAGAGCCTGTTCCCTTTGTGACGGTAAGGCCGCCTACATTGTCGTCCGACACCTCAAGGCCGGTTCCGGTTCCACCTATGCGAAAACTCGGATTGTATTTGGAATTATCCAATTCACCGGCAGTCGTCGTATTATGCCGGAAATGAATACCCTGTTGAAACCAATGTTCACCGGCTCCGAGATACAGTTCTTCACTCCACCCCCATGTAAACTCGAATGGAGATTCCCATGTCAGAGCAGGCCAGTTATCTTTACCGGCAGACGCTTTGATATAGGACGCATTTATCGCAGCGGCTTTCTGTGTCGGATTGCCACCACAAACCGGACTCATAATCGCCGTACCGATATCAATAGGACTATCCGCATCCTGATCAAGCACTCCCCAGTTGCCCAATGTAATATCCGGGCTTGTTATCGGAGAATTTCTCAATGTCAAACCGTTACAGGCGTTCATGTATTCAAGATACAACGGAGCATCAGTAGCCTTGATGTGACCAAGCCGTTCATTCCATGACATATAGGTATGTCGCATTAAATGCTGTGTAGAGCCATCACCGGTTATAACAAGACTAACCGTAGACGGCATGACCCATGTGTCCGCATCTTCAATGAACCAATTCGTACCAGTCCAGTTGAAATCGCAGTTAGCTCCCCAGTTAAAATGTGGAGCGGCATCATCGCCCTTGACGGATATCGGTCCTCTGATTGTGATGTCCTTGTTGTTGACGGAATTGTCCACCGTACCGGTATAATTCCAATCAGCAGCCATTCCACCCACGTCAACATCAACGTCAATCGTGCAGTCGGTTACATCGGTTCCGTTGAACAGGATGTAATCCGTAGATGTCGGTACGCTGTCACCGGTCCAGCATGTCGCCGTATTGTAGTTGCCGTCCATGCTTGAACCGCCGCCCCACACCTTCCACTTCGTATTGTCAATGGCCTGGTCAGCACCACAGTCCATCGGAAAAAATCGTGGGTATCCGTCAACGTCATAGAAGTTCTCATAGTCCGGTGAGAATGACCTTCTCCCTGCTCCCTTGGCAACCGTGTCCGTCAACGAAAGGTGAAAGTCTTTCGCCGCCGCATTGACGAATAGTACGCTTCCGGTAATCGGGTCGTTGCCAGGAGCCGTACCATCATCGGACAGATTGTTATAGGAGGTTGCATTGAAATCACCATAATAATTATCGCCTGTCGTATTCTGTACGACATTATTATAAGCATATCTTCGACTACCGAGACTGCCTATGCCACTTCCGCAGTTGACAACCGTGTTGTTATACATGTAATTGTAAATGTAAGTCGGTCCAAAAGCAGGAAGTTCATGCGTACCTGTCTGGTCTTTCCAATCGTAAATAATATTGTTCGTGATATATGTTCTAATAGTGGTGTTTGTTCCAACCAGCGAAACAGCTTGTTGTGATGAATCAATCGTGCCACTTTCGTTTAACCGTATCAAACACCGGTTGAGATACTGACGCTTGTTAGCAACATTACCACCAAGGACAACCGATTCCTGTATATTGGTATCCGTGGTGACTGTTTCAAGCTGTATCCCTTCAATCTTGATATCAACATCCGATATGATATTCTTCTGGTTGTTGTTGGGCTGCTTGACATACTTGGTGGCATCCCACACTCCGGCATGTTCCTGACCTGCATACGGCCTGATATGAATGTACCGCGTGGAATCGGTCGTCCAGTTGGCCGAATCGAAATCCACTTCATTCGTCTTGTCGGGCGTACCGGAAGAACGGACTTCGGCCACGGCAATCTCATCAGCCGCCACAAGGTCACGGCGTTCCCCGGCTTCAAAAGCCAGCAGGCTTAAATAGTCGGTTCCCGGCCCATTGTCCGGGTCTACAATTTTTATGACTTCTGATGCCAAGGATTATCTCCTGCGTTTCGGCTGTCTCGATGTTCCGTCACTTACTTCCTTTCGGACACTTCTGACCGGCCAGCTTCCGTCTGCCGCGACTCCCGGTCTTTTTCCGCTGAAATGAACCCTTATACGGCCCGTCACCAGTTCTCACGCCTCTTGCATTTCTTCCCATTTCAATCTCCTATCGCAACAAGTTCCGTTGGATTCTCTATGTCGTTGACAGCCCGCCTGCCAGCATCACATAGAACGACTTCATCTCCGCTGATATCCAGCGTGAAGTATCCGAAGATAACCGGCCATCCCGTCTTTGCCAGCTCGCGTTCCGAGAACTGGAAATCCGGGTTCTTGGCATTGATCACCTTGCCGACCATCCCCGGCCGGTGATCGTTTTGTTTGACGTATTGAATGAGTTTAATCATATTCTCCTCACAAGATCGAGGGTCAGCGTGACAACATCGGCCGGTGTACCGGTAATCCGGCCCCATATATTACTTGATCGATCCCGATCCGTAACAACGATGAGCTTTTCGTTTTCGTCGATAGAATCGTAATTGCCGATAATCGATCGAGACTGCCAGCATAGATCGTCGTCGAGCCTCGTTTCCTTCGAGTAGAATGTTATCTGATAGCCGTTGCTGCTTGGATTAACGGCTCGAAGCCTGTATATATCATTTATGACGCCTGCACCTATCTCGAAGTCTCCGATTCCGTTTGCGTCGATCATGACGGCTTCATCATCAGGTCGGAAGTCCCAATCACCATTGAAGTATGGATCCCTCCTTTGATCGATCTTCTCAACCATGGTAAGCTCCTAGAACGTAAAAGTGGCGAGCGCGAGCTCCTCGTCGTCGTTTGTGTAGACTGTGACACGAATATCCGTAACATTACATTCAGCGCCGACGAATAAACCGAATTGACCAGGGCCTCTGTATCGCCTGCTAACCGATGCTCCCTGGGCGAACTCTTCTTCGTTAAACTCGATTGTTGCGAATTGATTCTCCTGTGCCGGAAGCATATGGAAAAACTCTTTTTGCGCCTCATCTCGTTCTCCGGCGCCTGCTTTTCCTCCCATGCCATCCGTTACCTGGCTTGCGAGATCCATTCCATCGACTAGGAGCCTTTCTGCCATCTCTTTCTTTCCTCTTCAAGCATAGTGTCCCGGGCCTCAAGCATCCCGTCTATCTCCGCTTGCAGCTGAGCGGCACCGCCGTCATTGTACTGTTCTGCGGCAATCGCGACGTTTGCCTTAAAAGTCCCGAGTAAAGCCGAGATTGATAGTAGGACGGCCCTTTGCATCGATCTCGGCTCCGACTTTGAACTTGTTATTAGCGAGACGCATCTCCTTGTGAGCTTCAACAATAGGAGTAACAACGTGAGAAATACCAGCTTCGTGAGCGAGCTCGCGCAGCTTGCCGCGTTCAATACCAGGATTCTCAGTCTTTGGAATCTGGTGAGAGATCCAGTTGACGAGCTCTGAACATGCTTTTGCATAATCCTTTTTCTCCTTGACGAGCTTATAAATCTTCGTGAAGGTCGGGATCCCTCCAACGATCGCAACAATAACAGCTATAATGATCTGAATCGTTGTCATTTTCAGCTCCTTTCGCCTCTCTCGGTTATGTTATCGTTCGCGTCCCTCGTGATATCGTGCGTCCCGAGGAGCGTCGAACCGTCGGCATCATAGATTTCTTCGTTGTCGCCGTTGTTGATCATCTTCCGCTTGCCTTCGATGTGGCCGCGGAGGTATTTCAAGGTCCGGCCGTATGTCGATGCGGTGTTGTGGTCGTCCGGATCTTCATCGTAAATACGATCGACGATATCATCCTTGTCCGATGTTGACAAGGAGATGTTCGTCGTCGGATATGACTTAATCGCGGATGTGACGAAATTCATCAGATCGGTCTTTGCCTTGACTTGATTAACGGCCGTCTGAACGGCTGATATGGCTCCGTCCAGCTGCGTCTTGAGCCAGTAGCCGATCCCGGAGGTGTCCGTGATATTCCCGCGGTTGTATTCCCAGATATCGTCTACAGAGGAAGTCCCAAGGCTTGTCAAGGTTCTTGATCCAGCTGTCCATATGCTCGTCAGAAGATCATTTACCCACTTTCCGAAACTTCCTGCGTTTGTGAATCCCGCTATAGTCGCGTTGAATACGGCGCTCCTTGCGAGGTCAACAAACGATGAGGCAAACGCTCCAGATCCGAAAGCGTTTGCCGCGACGGAGGAGCTGTCAACCGCGTTGTTCTGTAGGTCCACCTGGACGGCGCCAGACGCAAGATCGTCGTACAGATCCTTTGCGGTCGTATCAAGATAGAAACGAATCACATTCCGATCCAGACCGGCTCCGGAAACGATAACGACATTCGCCCCTGCGTTTGCAGCTGAGACAGCTGGACCGCTGAGCGCCAGGTTGTAATGATTTTCGCCGTTTTCCGCAAGGGAATACGATCCGGATGCGATCGACGCGAGAGCCGCGCCGTTTACGGCCTTCTTGATAAGATCGATGTCTGCTTTCACCTTTCCAGCAGCGCCGAGATCGATCTGGAGATTTAGCGTTTGCCCGATCCGAAACGGGAACGCAACATCGGTCTTATTCGTAGACATATCTCACCTCTCAATCAATATCGTCAGTTAAGGCCTCATGCCGAACGGGATCCGGCTGGACGCTGAACGGATACATTTCGGACAAAGGATCGTCCGTTCCCATCATATTAAAAAGCAGCTGCTCGTATGCTTTCGAGTGCCAGCTTATATCTGCCGCGTCGCTGTTCTCCATCAGGCCGTAAAGCATCGTTGCTTTATGCACGAGAATTGCGTGCCATCTCTGCGGGATGATCGGCGTTGCATAATTCCCCATCAGGTCTGTATGGCCTGCCATATAATCTATCGTGATAACGAGATCGTCCTCGGTAGGCACGGGATATATTTTGAGTACCTGGACGCCAGCCGGATCGATTTCGTAGTTATCCTGAATTGAAAAGCTAAGATCCGTTCCTTCTCCGTTGTTTGAATCTGCGGTCAACATAATGACCTGGCGAAGCTCATCCACACTTTGAATTATGTCGGTCGCTGTCGCCGAGCCGATCTGCATCCGATGTCCGATCATGTTCTCCGTGAAGTTTGTTACGTGGACATTTCCGACAACCCGGTCGAGCGCATCGGAATAGATGTTGATCGTCCCGCCCTGAGATTTGCCTGCGAATTTTTGGGAAAGCTCGATGTTCTTGCTATCGGTATAGCTTCGGATTCTGTAGGACTGTGCGTCTCGCTCTGCCTTGAAGTATCGACCGACAACCCTTGTGTCAAATGCGGTTCCGACGCCGAGAATCGCTTTTGCTCCGAATACAGGAAGGACATATCCCTGGTTTGCAAAGGGGCTCTCGGTCAGCCCGAGAATAGTGAAAACAGTATCCGATATGCTTGCCGATGTGGTGTATTGACGGATGAATTTGTAATAATTATCCGGATTGATCGCTACGAGAGCCCCGCCATCGATATCTGCCGCCGTGATAGAAACAGCGTCATATGGCAACGCGTAGTTATCTTCATCTGCCTCCGTGAGAATACGCGCCGTTTTACGCAGAAAAGCCCACTCGGTTTTTGCCGAGAGGACTTCCTGTTGAGCCATATTGATATAAAGTCTGACGGCTTGTAGCCGATGCGAGTCGCTGATTGCGACCCGATGATTGTTACAGACTAACCTCGCTATCTCCAGTACGTTCATCAAGGCCCTCCTCGTCCTCGTCGTCGGCGAGATGCTTATCGATCGCCGCGATGATTTGAGCGTTCTTCAACCGGGAAATGTTTCCCGGGATCGGAATCTCATTTTCTTTGACGAAGGCCATAAGCTCGTTGCGGGAATACGTGCGATAATCATCGTCATCCGATTCCTCTTCTTCTTTGGACTCGGAATCGATAGGCTGATCTTCCTCTTCCTCTGGATCGATGTTATCCTCGATATCCTGCTTGATTACGAGCTTTGTAGCCTCTGCGTCAGATAGATTGGAGGGGTTCTTGGCGCAAGCTGGAATGTGAACAGCGAAATCGGCTTTTGTCTCAAACTCACCGTCGCAAAAGGGGCAGATATGGAGCGTCGGAATCCCCTCCGCGATCAATCTGTTTCTGGCCTCGTGTGCATCTTTGTCGATTTCAAAGAGCTGCACATTATAGTCCTTGTGAGCTCTGAGCTTTTTGATGATGTATTCATCATCAGTCTCGAATCGGCCGCCCTTGAACTTGATCTGCTTTGGCCTTCTGATTACGCGTCGATTACCTGACGGCGTTATGACGGCCTTAGAGCCCTTGAGGGTGATCTTGAGATTTTTATAAGTCGAATGGAAAAACAGCGCCATTTTGCCACCTCCGAATTGTTAA